CTCTAGTTCGCGGTGATTACACCCCACCGCTGGGCAGTGCAAACTTACGATGGCGCTCTACGATGGCCCCGTCTACGGCCAAAAGGATGTGAGCGCGGGATTTTCAATTGAAAGTCACGGCGCGCCGCACGATCTGGTCGATCACCTTTAATACCTTGGAGTGGAGGACAGGCCGGTAAGCCGTGAGCAATTGTTGCCACGTGCCACCACTTCGCCATCCCCCTATCCGACATCGGTTTCAGTTTTGACTGAATGCGGCCTGAACGAAGAAGCATGACCTTATCGGACACCTTCTCCTGTTTCAGCTGCATCGCCCTCGAGATGTAGGCAGCGCGAATAAGCCAGTCATCAGTGATATTTTCACTGATACCAACGGCATCGCGCTCCTCCTTCTCCTCTTCCGCTGGGAAGCGGGGCACAACTTCGAAGTTAGCGAGAGAACTCGCAAATTTCGCAGTTTCAATACTGAATCCTTCTCGCCTATACAGTTGCAACCTAGAGTTGGAGATAAACCGAGAAGCCATTTTTCTTTGGCCTCTGGTAATCTTCCAATCCTCGGATGCTTGTTGCAGCGGTACTCCATAACCGCCAAGATGAACGGGTAAAAACCAATTTGGTTTAAACCACCCAGTCCATCTCGGTTTCCATCGCGCAAAGGCCATCGGGATACATCCCTTGGCCCATGGGCAGTGTCTGACCATCTCCCCAACGTCCTTACCAATTTGGTCGGGCGTTGCGAGAGAAGGAGACTCAATGGAACCTGCAGACAACAGACGTTGATTTAGGTACCCACATCGTATCATACGATTGTGTCCGTCTAAACGATACATCTGACTGTTAATTAGCGCTATGTACTTAGAGTTATAGTTCTTGCCCAGAGACACCACTAAACCGGCTTCCTTCGTAACCTGTAAGAAAACAGGGAAGAAGCTGGGTGGTGCTCTGAAGAGCATATCGTCACCATTGACGAGAACATTACTCCATAGGATCTTAACATCCTCCAATCGAGACTCGTCATCTGCCAACCAACGCATAAGTGCGCAACGGTAGCAGGCGAGATTGATTGTACAGAGGAGAGGAAAACTCAAGGGGTGACCCATGAGTTGCCCTTCAACTTGATCAAGTACATCACCATCCGGATAGTGAACCACAGCATTCTGCAGACTCTGCCATGCTAATTTGGAATCAAATAGGAACGTCAACGGCTCGAAAGCCGCGTTGGTCGACCATTTGTTCAACAAATCGGTGGCGGACTTGTAGTCTACTGAACTAAACTCCCAGTCTTTGTGTTTCTTCG